GAATGATAAAACAAGATAATCCAGATGTAGAATTAGATGCTCCTATTCCCGGTCAGTCTTTAACTGCACCATTAGGCGATAGACCTTGGCAAAAACCTGCGCGTTTTCCAACACCTGACGAAGCTTTATCGTTTTATATTGATAGAATAACTAGACCTAAACAAGCAACAAAAATGTTTAGTGTATTAGAAAATGGTGTGCCTGTAGAAACGTTGGTTGATATTATGCAAACAGGTGGTGTCATGGAAGGATTGCACAGTTTAGATGTTGGTATTGTTATAACACCTGCATTAGTTGAGGTTATATCACAGATGGCTACAAAAGCTGAAGTAGATTTTAAGCAACAAACAGAGGTAGAGCAAGACACCATGAATGAATCTGAGGTTAAATCTATACTTAAAGAGATAGATGATGTACCCTACCCGACTCCAGAACCTGTAGAGGAAGAACCTCAGATGGAAGAAGAACCCAAAGGACTAATGGCAAGGAGAGCAATGTAATGGCATTTTTACAATTTTTTGGTGGCGCAGCTAAAAGAGGACTTAAAAAGATTGAAGACAATGAAGCGATTATAGATAAGTCTATAAATCTTTTTACACAACTAGGCATACCTGCATACAAAGCACGTAAAGAATTAAAAAAACAGAATAGGCAAATGGCTGAAACATTAAGAGATAATGGCTTTGGCATTGATGCAATAGGTACTATACTGTCTCAGGGAAAAGGTCAGAAAGTTGTAGACTATTTAGATAAAATGTCTGCTATAGGTAGAAAAGCAAATGTTGCTGACGTTGTAAAATTTTTACCTACATACGAAGAGAGTGGCTTGAGTATGGATGAAATGCTAGAGTCTGTTGTTGGTAAAGTTAATAGAGGTATGACTATGAGTGATGCAGTTATGGATGCTACAGGGCAAAAGTCAGAAACAACCTTTGGTAAATTCTTCTCAGGTACAAACAGAAAACTTGTAGAAAAAAGACTGTCTACATACAAGAGTGCATTTGGTGAGGGAATGTTAAATGACTTGAGAGCGTTAGCTGTCGGGGATGTGTCCTCAAGTTACTTTCCAAAAGAGTCAAGAGGTACTATAAGTTTGTATGACCCTGCTGCCGCAGCTCTATTGGCAGGTAGAGAAGCAGACAAAGATGATGATGCTATAACATCTACTACATTAAAAAATGATTTAAACAATCGTTTGACAAGTATAATAGGATTAGAGAAAGCTATTAGTTTTGAAACCATACCCGATGGTATGGGGGGTTTTAGACGTGTACCCATGTATGAACCTGCAGAAAAAAAACTACAGGGTAAGGGTTTTAAAATGATAGATAAAATATTATCTGACCTACCAAATAAAAAAAGATACTCTTTTGCTGAAAGAAAAAAGGCATTGGACTTACTGGAGAATATGTACAACAAAAATACAGGTAATACAAAAACCACTATAACAACTGGTGGCACAACTGGTGGCACAACTGGTAGTACTACTGGTGGCACAAGGGGTACTACAAAATCTCCTAAACAAAAGGCATCAGACCAGATTGATGCACTTTTAGTAGAGATAACAAATAATAAAACCAATCTTATAAAACCTTCATCTCAAGGAGGTGGGGGACGATTAGGAGCAATTTCTTTAGAAATAAAACGCCTTTTAAAAATAACTCAGCCTACCATATCTCAGGTTGATTTAGATAAAAGAGCGACAAAATTAATATTAGACGCAATGAAGTAAAGTTATGCCATGTACAGAACATATAATAAAGGTAAAAACGTAAACAGAGAATCTCTTTTAAAGGATTCAGAGTTCTTAGAAGACGCAAGAACATTCTTAAAAGAGAGAAACAACATGACTGGATATTTAAGTCCACAAGAAACATTGGACGAATTTCAAGAACACATGCGGTTTCACGACACAAATGAAGTCACAACACTGCGTGACTTAACGTATGCACAAGATTCAGACCAAGAGGGCAAACTTAGATTTGCAAACTTGATTGATACATGGGACAAACTTGATGGCGAGTTGTCTTTAAAATCAACTCTTGATTATGGTGAAAGCATACTCACCGCACCCTCCACTTATATAGGTATAGCAACAGGCGGTTCAGGTAAGGCTGCTTCTGTTGGAGCAACACAGGCAGGTAAGATAGCATTGCGTAGCATTCTTGCCAAGGCAACACTGCAAGCAGGTAAAGCTGCAGCAGTTGAAGGTGCTATTGGTGCAGGTCAAGGTGTTGCACAAGAACTTACACGAGATGAAGTTGGCTTACAAGAAGGTGTGACAGGAGAGAGAACTGCTAAGACAGCTATAGCATCTGCAGCCACAGCAGGTATAATAAACTTTCCATTAGCATTATTTCAAAAGGGTAGCATACCCAAAATTAAAAAGGGTGATAGAGAAGCAAATGAACTCTATGAGTCTGCTCAAATAAATCAAGCTAAAAGAGCAACTGAAGCATCTGCAAAAACAGCAGAAGTTTTACAGGATGGTAGAGTAGTAAGTGGTAAAAAAGTAAAAACTACTGAAGCCGAAATAAGTGAAGTAAAAACAACTCTTAATGCCCTTGACCCAGAAAAGGTTAGAAAGGGTAGACAGATAAAAATGATGTCATCAACATCATCTACATTAGAAGCATCATTACCATCCGAAACTGTGGACAATATTGTTGCTGCAGCCATACGTGCAAAAGATGTTTTAAAGTTGAAAGAAGGAGAAAGAGTAACGAGTGCTTTGCAAGAAGCTTTATCTAAAAGAGATATAGATATTTTTGATGAAGTGGGTGATATATTAGAAGAACATAATTTGACTTATGACGAGTTTTCTTTATTTTATCTGGCAAAAGTATCAGAAGCAGGTAGAACACTGGGGTCTCAGTCACAACTAAAAAGAAGTTTAACCCCACGAATGGATAAAACAAAGAATGAAGTTGATGTACTACTAGATAGTGTAGACCAACTGAATGTTGCAGGTAAATCATCTTTAGATTCTACTTTAAGTAGACAATTTTTAAATGATAAGTTAGCTGTTGACAGTGTATTTTTTAATTTAGCACTAAAAGGTGGACGTACTGTAAAAGATTTAGACCGTCTACGACTTGGATTTATGACCGTTCAACCTAAGACAACTATGCGTAATACATACAATGGTGGATTTCGTGTGTTTGTAGATGCTACTACTAGAACAATGGATAATGTTCTTAGCAATCTTACCGGTAGACAATTAAAGAATCCGTTTGATGGTACGTTTGATATGGCTAAACATCTGTTAAATCCCGCTGAGTCAAGAGTTATGCGACAATTAATAACAGAAGCTTTTCCTGTGAAGACTGCAAAACTATTCAGAGATGCTGCCGATTTAGAAGCAGTGGGTAATTCAGATAGTGGTTTAGCTGTATGGGCTAGAAAGGTAAACTTTTTAAATACAATATCTGATAATTTATTTAAGCGTGGTATATTAACAGCTTCATTAAACAGAAGAGTTAATGACGCACGAGTGCCTATAACAGATAAAATAAAAACGCAACTGTTAGAAGGTAGAATGCTACGTCAGATGGATGAGTCTAGCGTGAAAGATGCTATAGATAATGCGTCTGACATAACAACATTATACAAAGAATATGGCAATATTGATAAGAAAAAGTTTGTAAGCTTAAATGACATGGCAGAAACTGGTAATTTACGGTTACTTGATAATGCTATTGACCCAGTAACAAAAGAACCTCGTAGCATAATAGATGAAGCTATCAAAGACTCTTATCAGTACACATATCAAGAAGGTTTTGTGGGAAAAGATTTGTTTGGTAAACTTGCACAACAAGGTATAAAAGCACACCAAGCTGCTCCTTTTCTTGTGTCTAGTTTTATGCCCTTCCCAAGATTCGTAGCAAACCAAATAAAATTTAATTATGAACACATGCCTATCATTGGAATGTTACCATTAGATAGGCTAAGTAAAAAGTCTGCCGAAAACATAAGTGTAAAAAATGCTGCAAAGTATTACAGAGAAAGATTACCAAAACAGATGACAGGAGCTTTGGGACTTACAGCTGCATATCAATGGAGGGCTTTACAAGGACCTGAAACAGAATGGTACGAGTTTAAAAATAATAAAGGTGAAATTATAGATGGTAGACCTTTGTATGGTCCTTTTAGTCCATTCATGTTTGCTGCGGACATACTGTATAGGTGGCAAAATGGTATGCCTAGAAAGAGATTTGCACAACATGTAAGAGATGGGTCACAGGCACTGCTTGGCTCTAGTCTACGTGTTGGGTTTGGTATATACGCTATAGATAAATTGTTTGAAGAACCTGAAAGTTTAGTGGGTTGGAAAAGTTTAGCTGAAGGGATGGCTAATATTGGAAACACGTTTCTTATACCTGTAAACGTAGTAAGAGATGTATATGCACAGTTTAATGAAGATGCAAGAGGTATACCTGAAACCAGAAATGGCGAGATAAGTTTCTTAGATATACTATATAGCAGAGGGAGTAGGTCTTTACCCAAAAACTTTTTATCTGAGGTTGATGGAGAAAGTGTAAACATATTGCCTGACCAAGATTGGTTTAGCACAGAGAAAAGGGCAAGGTCTCCATTTCAAACAGGAGCTTTAAAACCTATAGACCCATTAGCATCTCAGTTTACAGGAGCTTTAACTAGAGAAAAGAAAAATGATTTTCAAAATGAAATGACGCGGTTACAGCTAGGACGGTCTGATATATACAGAAAAGATGATAACGAGATTATGGACAAATATGTAAGAGATGAGTTGTCAAAAAAAGACGGAGCAAATAATCTAAATGAAAAAATGAAAATTATTTTAGATAGTGACGCTTATAAAAACTCTGTAGGAGACATGGCAAAGAGAAATTTATTTATACGCTACTCTAAAGACATAATACAAGATGCAAAAGATGCTTCTAAAGCTAGAATGGAAGCTGAAGCACAGAGAGATAAACAACCCTTTACACCATCAATGGTCACTAAATTTGAAAAATTACCAAAGACAATTAAGGATGCTGTTAATGAAGAATATATAAAAGTCTATGGTGGTAACTCCGTACAGCAAGATAAAAAAACAAATTTATTTATTGAGGGGCAACCTATGAATGTTTTGCGTTGGGCATTAGAAGAAGCTAGTAGACTTAGAGGAAAAGAGGGTGGACTATAATGGGTATTGAGTTTGGTAAGAATGACTTTGAAGATGACTCTATTACACTAGGTGCAGACAGAGACCATGCGATAGACTATCCAGACCCTATACTGTCTCGTGCAGAACAAGCACTAATAAAGGCTAAACAAAACAAACAGCCACCCACTGCTGAAGATTTGCTTTATGGCTATCCTGTACAAAAAGCTATATATGAAAAAATGTCTAAGCGGTCTGCAGAAGACCTACACAATGATGCAATAAATACTGTAAAGGGTATAGCAGATGCTACACCTGTTATCGGTGAGATAAAAGCTGCATATGAGTTACCTAATGATTTGTCCTATGCATTTGAATTAGTAGAAGAGGGTTATGAAGAGGGTGACTTAAAAAAGATGGGATTGGGTGGTGCATTTGCTACACTATCTGCAATGGGCATTATTCCGGGTGTGCGTATTGGTGCAAAGGCAGGTAAAGAAGCTATCAAAGCCAGTATAAAAGCACCAGAAGGGTTGAATATAAAAGCAGCAAAAGAGGTGGCAACCACTGGCGAGTTGACTAATGCCATGCAACAGTTAGCTAAAACACAAGACAACGAAATTACGAATAATCAGATTTCTGAGATACTCAATAAAGGTAAACCAAACTGGACTTCTGTAGACCTTGAAGACTCGTTTTCTGATTTATCTATAAAAAATATAAAGGTTGTTGATTCTCTTAAGCCAAGTTCTCAGTACAAAATGCCCCCTCAGTTTTTTAATCAATTGAAAAAGCTAGAAACAGAAACAAAAGCAAAAGGTGTATCAGCGCAACAAAAAGAGTTAGCATTTGACCTTCAAATGTTAGGAGAATCTCAGAACCAGATTGTCACTAATAAACAGATTAAAGAAATGGTTGAATTAAAAACAGGGTTTACTCCTACTCTACAGACAACTAATGAAATACAAGCCACGTTAAACGATAAAGGTATTTCAACAATTAACAGTTTTGATGAGTTTAAAAAGATGACAGGTCAGGATATACAAGAAGCTAGTATATACTCATTAGAACCATTGAAAAAACCAGAACCACAACTCATAGGTGGTACATTTGCTAAAGCTGATGTGGACATGACACCTGACCAGAAAGCTATTTTAGACAGCATAAGAAATAAGCAAGTAATAACAAGAAATTTATCGGATACTTATGGGCAAGGCAACCTTGCTCCTAACGTGGCTGAAGGAATGCATAATATAAAGATTAAGGGTAAACAATATAACATAAAAAATAAAGCAGACCAAATAGAAATAGCAAAGATGCTACCTAAGTCTATACGTAGAACCGTAATAGAAGAAATGAACAGACCTGTGCCAAGGGTATTTCATGGGTCAGCAGGTATAAGTCAACCCTATGGAAGGGGAACAGCCTATATGGATATGACTAGAGCAGACGTACTAGAGCAAGATGGATTTATGCCATATTCAGACTTTGAAGAAGGGGTTGAAATAGGTCTAGGTGGGGGAAAGGGTGCATCGGGTGTACACGCAGAATTAGGTAAGAAGATGTTATCAACATCCAGAGACCCACTCGTGTCTATAAAACAATCCTTTGCCGATAACATACCTGCTAATGTAGTATCTGCACCATTTCCTAGAAGTAAAACACGACCTATGAAACCTGAAGAATATGATGTTAGCTCAACCCAAGCACAATACTCAAGAGATGATACACCTGTAAGTCTACCTATGCTTAGACATCAAGAATCTGAGATAGCTTTTAGTAGCCCCGAAGACATAAAAGATATAAGACAACTATCCAAACAAGAAGACAAGATTCCTAAAACTGCGGTTGTGTCTAGAAAAGACTTAAAAAATATAGGTTCTATTTCGTTAGAAGATAGAATTATAAAAGGTCAAATGTTTGCAAATAATATTGTGGGTAAATTTAAGGTGTTAAATGCTTTGCTACCATCTGCAAATTTACCTACTAAATTAAACCCAAAACAAGCTCAAGTAGCATACAATGAAGTAAGAGATATAATGAAAGACCTTCAAGCTCTAGGTCAATTCACTGAGCAGTATGGGGCTAGAGGTACGTATGATAGCTTATATAAAACTTTTAGGTCTAACAACAAATCTAGAATTAAGTTTATTGCAGATGCCTTACCAGAAGGTGAAAAGAAAAATATGTTAAATTCCTTACATAAAACTGTAGATGCTTACAGCTATGCTACTGGACAAGGGGCAAAAGCCACAAGGAACAAATCAGATAAAGAACTATTGGATATAATAAAATCAGACACAAGTTTAGACGAAGCCTTTGAACGTACCTATACTGGTGAAGATTTAAAACGAATGTCCTTTTTACTTACAGACAGACTGAATCGTGGTGGCTTGATGGCTAGACGTTAACGATTATCTCCAGAACCACCAAGCACTCCTCTTGCTCTTCTGTCTTCTAATTTATTAAGATTATCTTCCATTATCTTACCAAGGTTAGAACCCAACTCTTCCGCTAATACAGCCAGATACCAACACACATCGCCAAGCTCTTTACCTATCTCCTTGCGCTTATCTGGTGTATCTCCCCCATCACGTATCAACTTCTTTACTTTGTTTGCAACCTCTCCTGCTTCACCAGTGAGACCGAGTGCAAGATATTGTACACCTAATTCTTTTGGGAATATAGCTGTCTTACATGCAGACCTCTGATATTCCGTAGCAGTTATTGTGCTAATATTTTTCCATTTCATAAACTGTTTAGCTTCCTTCTGTAAGTTGTTCATTCTTTTTTATCCTCGACAGGTTCTCAAAATACGCAGTGTTAAACCCACGTTGCCACTCTTTAAGTTGCATATCTTCTTTAAAACGAGGACGAAGTTCTGTAAACATTTTCTTGCCACCTATATACCTGTACTTGCCACCCTTTTTAAATGCATCATAACCCCACTTAAATTGTATCTTAAGTGGGGCATCGTATCGTCTAAACTTTCTAGGCTGCATCTTTGTTTTCCTTGAATGCTTTGATAACATCAGAAGAAAATAGTTTCTGTAAATTTAGTAGATACATGCGTGATGCATTGTGGTCTCCACCAGATACAGACTTCTTGTAATCTAAGTTGCTTATAATCCTTCTTAGATTCTTTGTATCAAACACTATAGTAGCAAAGATGTCTTTACCTATGCAAAGATTGTGAAACCAGAAGTCTGACTCAGTGGCATTAATACCACTAGGCTTGCCATAGGATTCGTATTCTATAGCAATGTTACCTGTTTTCTGCCATACATCTCTCTCACTCTTTACTTCAATCTTCTTATCCTGTAGCATTTCTGCCACAGCTTCTTCCCTTACCTTTCCATACTGTAAATCAATGTCGAACTTCTTTCTATTTTTTGGTGACGGTGCTGTTTTTGTCATTCGATTTTCCTTCTGTTTGAGGTTGCGGTGGGGCTACATACTTGAATAGCATCTGTAGTTTTCCATCATATTGTGCTATATGTCCTAGCTCTTGTTCGATGGATGACATGATGTCTTCATGATGTGCCACTCCTGTTGGGTTGTCAATTAGTAAACTCACGTTTGCTAAATGTTTATTTAAAGCACCTTTAAGGTAACTTGCTTCTGCGTTTAGTATAATTTCTTTCATTATATTACAACTCCTACTATTACTCCAGACATAAATACAGAAATGTATGTTAGCATTTCTAATATAAATATTCTCGTATCTTTATTATCTAACGGTTTAATCATATTTTTAAACGTAAAATATTTCATATAATAACTCCTTTATACGTTAATGTCAACTACTTCACACACACCTGCAGTACATGCTAATTCACGACTGCCTGTGGTTGTGTCTTCTTTTTCGTACTCAGATAGAGCAGTCCAATCAATTCCTTTCGGCATTTGACTTAACATAGTCTCATACTCTTCTTTAGTACAATCTTGATAAGGTGCTTGCTTATATGTATGTTCACTGAATGGTAAGAAACTTATACCAGACACTTCATCAAAATGATTATACACCCAAGAGCCTACATCTAACCATTCATGTTCTTTCACTGAAATAGTTACAGACGGCTTGTGTTCACACCAGTATCTCTGATACTTTAACCAGATGTTAAGTTGGTCAATAGCCGACATGTCCTGTCTGCATAGAGCAGAAGAAGGAGCTTCCATAGGAAAGCTAAACACTGTAGTGCTATCAGGTTTCATAACATCAGGCTCAGAGGGTATACCTTGTGCAATCATAAACTCAGTCAGTGGGTCTTTATTATCTCCACGTACTGTGCGTATGTAATAAGGATTGTGTCGTGCGTGTATGCCACTGGCACTGTCAACTAATTGACTGACTGTACCGCTAGGCTTCACTGTTGTGACAGCAGTAGATTGTGGAATACCTAAACTCTTGGCTAACTTTTTGTTAGTATCAATGGCTATATCACGTAATCTAGACAGCAACCCTTCAATGTTTTGTCCTATTCTTGGGCTGTTGCCACTTAATAATGCACTGTCCATGATACCAGTAAGGGACACACCCAACAGTCTTTCTTCTTCTGTATTTGTTTTCCATATCTTTCGTAGATATTTAAAGTCAGTAAGCGTAGATTGAAACGTACCCAGTATGGTAGCAAGTTCAACTTTTTCTGCCAGAGTTTCTTCCGTATCGGTTTCTCTAACAACAACTTCAGTAAGGTTACAGAACTGATAAGGACGTAGTATAATCTCACTGCATGGATTGCAACCAAACTCGTGGGATACATCTCGTCTACCATTCTTAGATGCTTGATTAATAGCAGACTGTCGGTTGAATATACCTCGCTCACCCGACTTACTTTCATAAAGGGCAAACCATTCACGCATAAAGGTGTCCATATCTGGTTTAAACTTATATGCTACACTATTATTTGCTAATGCACGTTGCCCTTCATTCTCCCACCACTGTCCTGACTTAGCGTGTCGCATCTGTGTATCGCCTAGATTCGATAGCGAGATAAGTGCAGACCTACGTACTCCACCCACTACTACTACTTCTCCTATCTTGCACATGATATCGTGACACTCTAAGGGGTACAGCCTACGATTCTTGGCTTGAGTAAACTTCTCAATTAAGAAGTCAAACAATTCTTCTAATGGGGCAGGACCACTGGCACGACCACCAAATGTTTTTAGTCTAGCACCTGCAGGTCTAACTTCTGATACGTCCCATTGTGGTATCTGTCCTGCATATAGCATAGCAATCATTTCTCGCAATGCTCTTGCCCATCCCGGTCTGCTATCTGCCACCTTAATAACTGTATTACTTTTTTCAAAGTGTTCATTTATGATTGGTAACTTATCCACATTCTCTCGTTCCACAGAGAAGCCTACACCTGTACCACACATAAGTACATACATAGTTTCATCAAAGGCTCGTGGGCTATCTACAGGTATATACGAGCAGTTGTATCCTGCAACGTGACATCTATCTAAGGCAGAACCTGCTGTCATCAACGCTCTCATGCTAGGCATGACACTTAGATTAAATAAGCCGTTCTCTAACTTGTGCTTCATAGCACTAGCCATAGTATAGTCATGGTTCTTCTTTAAATGCTCTGACATATAATCTATATATCTGCTAACAGTCTCAGTCCATGTCTCACGTCTTTGCTCGTCTTCCTTCCATCTAGCGTAGCGTGATAACGCAATGAAGTTTTGATAGTCGGTTGGTAATAAATTATTCATATTAATCTCTCAATGTTTTTATACTTTTAATCTTAGCACCGTGGACATCATAAAAATATTCCTTAATGCCATCCTCAATTTCTTCTGATACTCTACCATCAGCAGGAATGGGGTACTCCTCTGGGTCTATATCTATAGCTATAAGCATTTTAACTAGCATTTAATCTTCCTTTTACATAATCAAAAAACCTATTTAAATACCATCGGGCTTTTCCTATATCGGCATCACCGCCTTTTTCTGTTTCTCTAAGAACGTATTTTATATTATTACCTTTAATATATCCTCTATATTCTTCGGGAGTTAAGAAAGCTTCTATAACATCTATTACTTCCATATTACCTTTTTTGTAATGTGGTGGATGGTTTATTAAATCAATCTGTTTCGTCATCGCTCTTGTTTCCATTCATAAATTTCAAGTGTATTATATTACTATCTTGTTCTTTGTCAATAAATAAATCTTGTTGCTCATCATTAGAACGATTAAGATAATCATGCAATAGATTTCTAAATGTTTCTACTTCTTCTATGATAGGCACAGAAGCACACATCATTTTACTAAACTGCATAAGCTCACTCCATTCATTGTCTGGCAGGTTATTGTCTTCTGATGTGATGACTACTATATCTGCACTACCCGACCACGCACCATTACTCTTACTTTTATTTGGACGAACTCTTATTATAAAATCATTCTTATCTATCTTATTTGCTATGTCCATATGCTTTCCTTTTATATCCATTAAACTTTATAAAACTTGGGTACTTGTCTTTGCCTTTTTCTTTTATCCATGCTTCAGGAATAATCCTGTCATAGTAAATAAAGTCGTATCTTTCACACCATTCACCGTATGTAGACTTTGCACCTTTCCTAAGTTTACGTCTGCTATTCTCAAACACAAAACGTATATCTAATTTAGGGTGTTGCTTCTTGATGGCAAGATGTTTTCTTCTATCTGATGCTGTGAACTGTCCTTTAGTTTCTATTATTAGACCATTAAACAATACAAAGTCAGGTGTATATGTGCGGTAGGCTAAATCTTCCCACTCTATCTTGAAAGGCTCGTACTTAAACTTAACACGTTGTTCCTTCAGCAAGTCAGAGATTTTTATTTCCAGACCGCTACGATAGCCATACTTTCGTGCTGTCGCAAATTGTGCAAATCTATTTATAACCATACTCCTCGTTTAATTCTACATACGCAACCATTCTAGGTTGCTTGGCTTGGGACTTGACAGCAGGTCTTTCCACAAGGTTTGACCAACAATCAAATCGGTACGAGCAGAACTTACAGTTCGTGTTCAGTATCTTATTACCTGTAGGCTTACCCCTAAATGTTTCATCTTCAGCTTCAAAGCAACGCTTAAACTTATTAGCCTTTACAACATCCACAGTATTAGATATCTTCTTTACTTCTTTATCCATATCTAAACCACTAGCAGGCACATACTTGAATTGTCCATTAGCCTTATTTACAACCCACCAACCACCTGCTCTTTTACCAGATGCTTTGGCATAACCTGCTAACTGTCCAATGTAGCCAAATCCATCTGACTCCGCAAGTTTGTCATAGGACTCAAACTTATTTCTGTAAGACCAATCTGAAGCAGACTTAATATCATCTACCGCATCATTGACAACTATATCATATGTGCCAGATACTTTAGAGTCACCTACATCCAAAGAAACTTCCTTAGAATCTTCGTACTGTATGCCTGCTTCAGTCATCAGACCTTTGAATACCGCTTCCACTATATCTCCTAGCATCATATTCATAACGAACGTAGTAGGAAATGGCAGAGCTTTCTCAGGTTTGTTCTTGTCATACCATAGCTGACAAGTTGGTCTCCCCACATTCGACATGCGTAACCGAAAGTCTTTACGCTTTTTCTCCCCGCCAAACTGACGTTGCATGGCTTCAGCCACATCAGTAGCCACTTGTTGTATAGTTGTCTTAGACATAGCAGTCTTGCCCTTGACAGCATCATCAAGATATTGATGCAACGCTAGTTCAGCAGGATGATTCATTAGGCTACTTCCTCTTCAACTTCAATGTCAACTAGATTATCAACAACATCAATATCATCATCTTCCATTTTAGAGTTAGCCTTCTCTGACCATAGATTCATAATGTACTGATTGTAGTTATCCAACCATGCTAGGAAATCGCCAAACATACTCTGGTCATCTGAAGTAACTTCCAAAGTTTTAGAAACATCAAGAGACACAACAGGAATGAAGAAGCTATTACCATTTGGTAACTTTTTCTCATCAGTCGTAGCTGTAATCATATGATGTACTGGTAATCTCTGTAGCTTTGCTAGGTTAGCGAAAGGCTCGCCCACAATTTTGAAGGCATCTCTGTTATCTATCTCCCATATAAAAGGCATGGGGTCAACAGTCACTTCCGCACCAGTTGCATCTACAGGATGCACCAATTCTACTGTACCAAAAAGAACTCGCACTCTTTTAATCTGCTTGATTAAGTCCTGAGTTTTCTCTGGCAATGATTTAAAGTCCTGTATATAACCTGCAGGTTTACCACAGTTAAATCCACCATCGTTGTCCTTTAAATCTACATTAAGATTATCCGACATAACAGTTTTAATATATCTGTTAGGCGCATTAGCACCACCCATTACAAATCGCTTGTACATAAACCTTTGCATGTGTGGTCTAATCTTAACAGAGTTAGCATAATAAGTATCACCATCTGGAATCTCCAGTTTGTATGTACCACCGCTAACAGTCTCTACGTTTACACTCTTTCCTTTAACTTCTGCTGTACCCATGATTGGCGAATGATTAATGCGTAGCCTAGCTAATGAACTGCTTTTAGCTTTAGCAGGTGCTTCGTTAGCTATGCCCATAGCCTTTGCCATTGCGCCATAGTTGTTTGGGTCTATTGTTGTTAGTTCTGTCATATATGTTTCTCCTTTAACAAATGAGACATAGTTATATCATATAACATCTTTAGTGTCAAGCCAATTGTGACCTATTTTTGCTTCCAATAATAAGGGTACGTTGAAGGTTATTCCCCAACGTTTTGATATCAAAGAAGATAGCTCTCTATTAGTTCTATTTATGACATCAAGCACCCCATCTTTCTCGTTTGGATGCACATCAATAACGATACTATCGTGTACTGTATTGACTATACAAGACCGCATCGGCTCTAAAAGATTATCAATGTGTAGCAGTGCCAGTGGCACTATGTCTGCTGTAGCAAACGACTGCACAGGATAATTCTTTATCTGTGTAAAGTGACTTATTCTGCCACTCCTATTACGTTGCACATCGGGGAAAGAAAACTCTCTACCAGATGGTGTAGCAATCTTTTGTTTATCTAAGGCATCTCTAGCCAAAGTCTTATGCCAATTGGATATGCCTTTATACTTTTGTATAAAATGTTCGTAGTAACTAGCTTCAGCTTTTGTTCTACCAAATCCGCTTGCACCATACAGCGGTGCAAACGTGTGTGCCTTTGCTTCTTGTCTAGAAGTAGGCTGTCCTGCATCGGATATAATCTTAGCAGTGTAGGCATGAACATCAAAGCCTGTAGATACTTCTTCCATAGCAACCTTGTCCTGTGACAAAAATGCTGCAGCTCTAAACTCTAGCTGTGCAAAGTCAGCTTCAAGTATATACCCTTTCATACCAAACTCAGGGCTGTTCCAACGAGATATAAAAACTTTCTTCACAGGAAATGTACCACCTCTGGGCATGTTCTGCATGTTCGGGTCTGCACCAGATAGCCTACCTGTAGATGTACGATGCTGTAGTAATCTAACGTGCAGTCTGTCATCTGCTTTTACATGTGTGTATATACCATCAATAAAAGAAGATAGGTACGTTTCCACAGCAGACAGCCTACGCACATTACGTAAGAAACGCTCTGCTTCTTCCATGCCTTTGTTCTTAGCTGTACTCTCAAGCATTTGTAAATTCATCTTGTTTGTTGTAAAGCCGTTAGCTGATGCCCACTTTGGTGATGGTGGCACAAAACAAAATCCTGCACGTTTCTCTGTAGGTATATATAAATATCCCTTGGCATCACAATCAACACATCGTGTCTCTTTAGCAAAGGGTGTGCCATCTTTCTTAGTCTTACGAATCCTGCCATAGCCGTTGCACGTAGAGCATTGCTTTGATTCGGTTCTGTATAATCTCTCTGTATGTCGTGAGAGAGCTTGTTTAAAATCCGAGCCTGTCATGTATGGGTCAATGGCTGTAACCCAATCCGTTTTGTCTTTAACTTTTCTACCATAAATAACCCACGATAATTGTTCGGGACTATTTAGGTTTACTGGTGTATCGCCCATAACTTCTCTAACCTGCGCTTCTAAACTCTTTACGAGTGACCCTTGCTCTGACTGATACTCAGAACGAACTTCTTCCAAAGCTGAAGAGTCAACCTTAAATCCCCTACAATATATCTTAGCCAGTCCCACGGCTAATTGATTAGTCAACACAACTGTATCCATTAGAGATGAGTCATTACTATTTAGTTTAAGTGTCAGCTTGTGTGCAAGCTGTTGTGTAGCATGTAAGTCCGCAGATAAGTAGGATACCAACTCTTCGTGTGGTATCTCGCGTGTAGTCAAACCCTTTTTGAAATATTCTTTTAAGGTGTCTTGTTTCTTTGTATCTAATTCATATCTCTCCGCACATGCTTCAAGAGATAGTGGCTGTTTAATACCACGTTGTAACACATACTCAGCAAGCATAGTATCAAACACAGCACCATCATACTTGAATCCCGACTCCCATAACCACATCAAATCATATGCAGAGTTGTGACATATGACAGCACCTGCTTTATCAAGCAAGTCTTGTACAATCTTATGACCATTCTCTGTAGCTTCTTTATCTGCATGGTCAAAAGTAATGTGATACTCTTCACCAGTGTCAGTCAGTATACCCACCATAACGAGTGTATTAGTGGACTCAAATGGGTCAAGATGTAACTTGCCATCTCTGTTAGTAACTGTGTTCTCTACATCAACAACTATCTTCATGATAAATACCTTGCAGTTTTGTAATCAAGTTCGCAGTGTACCACACCATGCCATCCTGTCAATTTATTTTTTACAACATTAAGGTGTCGCTGTGTATCTTCTTCTTCCTGACCATCGACAGGTGGGTTCTTGGCTATCAATATCATAAGGTCAGCTTCGGCTGCCTTACCTGTACGCGAGCCTTCCATCATGGATTGATTCAGTAATACCTTACCTTCCGCATCTGCTGAAAGCTGTGACATGTAAAATATAGCACACTCATGCTGTTTGGCAATCATACGTGCGTGTACTGCATTTGCTTTCAACGCTTCGTCTGTTCTAGCAAATCCTGCTGTCTTAGCAAACTTGTCACCCATATCGAGTAGTACAATGTCAGGCTTATATGTCTTGCATATGCTCTCAACCCATGCCATGTCACGACCTGTCGCATCTTTTATCTTGATACGTTCTTTGACAGGCGCATACAAGTCACGAGCTTTGGTAGGATTATCTTTTATTTCTTTCATGGTCATGCCAGTGGCAGCCGTTAGGTATCTAGCACCGACACGATGATATCCTTCTTCGTTACATAGCACAATGCAGTTCGCACCCTGATGTGCAAATCCTTGCGGTGATGCAATCAAACTTGCATGGAAAGATGTCTTACCAGTATTGGGTCTAGCACCTATCTCTATCAGGTGTCCTGAGTTAACACCTTCGACCTTACGCGTAAGTGTAGGTACATTGAAAGTCCATCGTGCTTCCAAGTCGGCTCGTGCAAGTAATGTCTCTATCTCAATGTCATCCCACTCGACATTCAAGTTGGGAATGAAGTCATCACCATACTGCTCTAGCATAATACGTAACGGCTCTAGACTTGACATATCACCATTGACATAATCAAATCCTAAGTTAGCTATCTCTTCTCCAATAACCTGCTGAAATAATTTAGACAGCACTTCGTTAGCTACATCACTACCCATAGGTGCTTCTTTCTTTATCTTGAAGAACAGAGCAGAGTAGGCTTGCTTCTGTGCGGTAGTCATAGTTGGATTGTTTGACAAGAACAATGCTTCTATCTCATCGGGTGTAACAGTACGCTCGTACTTAGTCATGGCACTGTCGATAGCTTGCTTAATCTTGCGAACATCTTTGCTGAATAGTTTGTCGGGACACTTAGCCCCCCTGTGGTCATCATAGAATGACCTGTCCATCAGACTTCTAATTAATGATAATTCCATTTAGTTTCTCCATATCTTTGGGGTTACGATATTTCAAATCGTTGTTTAATTTTAAGACACGCACATCGGGTACATGCCCACGTAGCTCCTTTGCCATCTGCAAAGTCTTTGGTAATGCATCGGGGTCTAATGCAATAACTGCTGTCGAGAACTGTGAAAGAAATCCTTTATGCGATTCCTGTAGAGATGTACCAAGAAGCGCAACCCCAACAAAGGAACTGTAACCAACAACAGTAGCACTCACACAGTCCTCAACAACAACAGCCACCTTACCACAACCTGCGGTAAAAGGCAACCCACTCTTTCCATATTTCTTCCATTTAGGAAGACGCTTACTGAGAGAGCGACCTGTGGCATCTACTATAACACCATCATGTCGAATGGGAAATACTGCACGATTGTCTTTCACATCGTAATATAATTCCCACTCATCAATCGCATACTCAGCAGTGAATCGAGTGAGTTCACGCTGACCTTTATAAGGCACAACGTATTCTGGCATCACAAAATCTTCTGCGTACTTATCTGCTCCTGCAAATCCATTACGAATGTCATCAATGGATAGGTGAACACGAGTCCCACCTTTGAGATTACAAGAAGCCTTGTAACAATTCCACACAAGAGAACCCATATTATTGGTGATTGTAAACGTGTTACGACCACCGCAATTAGGACAGTCAATCCTTTTTGTAGTTCCATTTGGAATATCATCACTTATATTGTTTAATACATTATTAGTATACATAATCACTTTCCTGTGTGGCACTTGTAAGTGAGTGTACTGTGCATTTTTCTAGTTGTCAATGCATTATTTGCACTCATGTACGTATTTTTCATGTATGGCTTTACAGATTGTGGGTTAGCATGTCCTGTTACAGACATTATCTGTGCTATTCCCACACCTGCATCCACCATTTCTGTAGTGCCTGTACGTCTTAAGTCCGATAAGCGTAACTCCTGTGGCAATTCTGCAACAGTCATAATCTTTTTTGCGTACTTAGGCAATTTATATATTGTATATGGTCTAAACTCTCCATCAATCGGCTGTGGTCTAGGCGCAATATACTTCTGGAAACCAAAATCTTTCTCTTGTTGCTTCAGCATGTCCAGTAAATCTTCATCAATAGGTAGCTCAACATCGGCTCTGCGCTTGGATTGCTCTATTTGTACACGAGCAGTTTCAAAATTTATACTGTCCCATGTGAGCAACCGCATGTCACCTAATCTCTGACACCAAGCGTATGCCATGTGTGCAATGAGTCCTATGTTACGTGTCTTAAAATCGCTGTAGGCTACGTCCAAAAAACTTTTGACATGTTCTCTACTCCAGACAGTCTTGCGCCTGTCAGTGGCTCTCCTACGCACACTAGAGAATGGATTTAGTGTGGTATGTTCCATGCGTAATGCAAAGTTAAATAGTATTCGTGCGACACCCATAATGTGATTGGCAAAAGATATTCCCCTGTCACACCATATATCGTAGCAAAGTTTTGCACGTTTAGTTGTCACTTTCGCATAACGCATGTCACCTATGCATTTACCATCTATCTCTGTCGATAGAAACACACCCATAAAATATTTATATTGTGCTTTAGTTTCATCACGTAAGTTCTTGAAATCGTGGGACAAATAATATTTATCTGCTAGGGTATATACCGTAGTCATGCTGCCAACCACTCTGGCATACTTCTACCTTTGTTGTATCGGGCAAACTTCAGCTTGTCTGCTTTGTAGAAAGCACGATAGGCATTGATAGGTAGGAACTCATCTGTCTTGAGTTCGTCCATGCCACTAAAACATTGTGGATGTTTTGTGATACCTAACTCTGGTAAGAATTTAGCACCTTTGTATAGAGCAATGCTGTGCTTGCCTGCGCCATGCCATTTGTCATACCTATGATGATATTCACCTAGCATAGATATATAAAGAGTGTACGCATACATGTAGTTGCTACGGCTGTGCATAGCCCATATTGTGCAAGGATGTTTTTGATGGACAGGTTTGTACAAATCCTTCTCTTCTGCATACTCTGGTGCGTGATGCCATAACGCAGTGCATAACATCTGCGCTTCTTCCAATGGCATCTTCACTATGTGTTGGTCACATAACGACTCTGCTATTGTTTGGGGGTCAAGGTCTACTATAAATCTATTCACGATAATCTCCATCAATTAAATGTTTAAAGTTTTTAATCATTAGTTCATCTTCATCAGATGTAGAGTCAAAGTCTGAATCTAATGTAGGAAAGTT